TTTTCCACATGATCTCTGACGTTCTTCTTGCACCGCTCTAACTCCCCCTGCGTTCTTACTATACTGTTCTGAACTTCGTTTATATCATCAGCTTCGACCGTATCTCCGGGGGTTTCATAACTCACATAAATAAATGGAGCATCAGTAGTTACTCTCAACCATGTTTTCCAGGGTGTTTCTTCAGACTTTGAAGCNACAAAATTAACAATCTCTTGTNCTGTCTTATTTGGACCTGTAAATACTCTTATTTTATCCACATTATCATGGGTCAAATAACCTTCAAAAACCCCGTTTATAACCTCTAATTTTTCTTCGATCTCATAAACACCGTGTATTTTTTTATTCAATTTTTCCGAAAACTGATCAATGTTTTCTGGATATGCCACTATATCACCTCCAGCTGGATCGTTCCTAATACAGCTACTTCATCGTCAGCTAATTCAATATTGCTCGTCTGCCCATTAATAGCTAGATTTTCATAATCAATAATTGGCGCTACGTCCAATAAAATATTCCCAATCCTTACGGGACGCACAAATTTATCTTTGAATGCCAATCCCTTTAAATATTCTGCCACTGCATCTCTAAATACGGTTCTCACTTCATCAATATCTACGCCCATAGGCAATTCCACACCCACACTAATATTAATTTCTACTTCAGTCGCTGGTACAACCGTCACATCTGCGCCGATTGGTCTTTGTGTTTCGATATGATCTTCCACCGCTTGCCTCACAAACTCGCTTACCGCCCGTTTATCGGGATCTATCAAAACAACTTTAACCGTTCCTGGNCCATTCCAAACTGGAATTACATTAGCGTCACCAACACCGGGGACTTCTCTCGCCCAAATAACATAATGAGCTTGATTTCCACTTGTGGCTGGGGCTTGCGCTTTTAATAAATATCGCTCTCTTAACGATTCATCTGATTCTTCTTCTTCCCCTGGGCTTAACACATCAGCTAATTCCGCCACTCCCAAATCGGGTATAGTTTCGATTGGTATTAAGTTACCAAAATCTTTATTTCCAGCTTCACCTGGAGTTTCGCATTCTAACACGAATCTTCCCGTTTCTAACTTTTCTAACACAACGTAATTCAATAATTCTAACGAAAACCTACTCNCCAACGGTACATCCATCGGATTATTATCACTATCAAAAAATAAACCCAACCTTTTTGCTTTTGTGGCTGGGTGTCTGGTTAAACCTAATTCGGCGGCTCTTCGATCTAAATATTCACCGCTTGATGTGGTTACAAAGACTAAATCTAAAAACGTATCTAACTCAATATATTTCTGCGCTAATTCCACCGCCGCTGGTGCGAGTGCGTTATAAATAACACTACCCTCTCGCTTATCTAATATATTCGGTACCTTATCAAGCATTTGCTTTAAGATGGTCTCAAATGTCATATGTTCATACATTAGATACTCACCACCATTTCTTCGTCCACTTCTCCAAAAATTGTGTGGACTACAAAAGTAACGTGGATTTTTCCTTTGGTTATTTCGAATTCAAAATTATCAACGTTAATAATACGATCATCTTGTGTAAGTGCTTCTGTGATTCTTCTTTTTAACTCCACACAAACATAACTCACTTCTTTCCCGTATAAATCCTGCAATTCTATCCCATAATTCCAGCTATAAATNAAATATTCATATCGTTCTGTGTTGAGAATACAATAAATTGCTTGTTTAACAGCATCTAAACCGTCAATAACTCCACCAGTTACCAAACTATATGTTCTATTTGGCTGTGTTTCAATTGTAAAATCATTTTGCAATCCATTATTAATTTCGGGTATCATTTTACATCACCCTATCCAAAACAATATACCGTTGACCACCCTGTTCTTGTATCATTAAAACCTCATCGCCTGTTTTCAGTGCATTATGAACTGTGAATTTTTTCCTACCTTTGTATTCGTGTCTATGGGTGGAATCGAAACTAGCTGGAAGAGTTGGCCCTTGAGCATGATCGTGATTGTGAGATGTATTAAAGGAAGCATCTTCAGTCTCATGTTCTACAGTTATTTCCACTTCAAAATCAGTTACGTTCCGAGTTAGGATTAATTGATTTTCAGTTAAAGTTAATCTCTGTTCTACATTTATTTTTAGCGGTTCAACACCAACCACCGTTCCCAACACCACAGCCGTTGGTTTGGTTGCTCTGACAGCATCAACCGCTGATTGCTTCATTACGTTAATTAAATCAACAAAATCACCCAACGAATTCACCACCTCGCAANGTTAAATCCATTCGGTGTTCTTGACTTTTGAATGTATGTTTGCACTTTTCAACGAACATCCAGTTATTTACAAAAACATCGCCTAAATTTAATCTAACCATAACCATTGAGCCNGCTCTAACTCGGATGTCACCTAAAACNCCTCTAATAGTTAAATTCCTGGTCTTTTGGTTGTATAGTTTTAATAAAGTATTAGCTTTTTCTTGTCCGTTTTCACCTTCTTTTAATTCGTCATAGAACTGAAGAACACCCCAAGCTTTTATATTAGCTTCATCTTTTACTGAATAAAATTTCCTGTTTTTGCTTTCTTCGTCTTTGTAATAAAGGACGATTTTGTTATAAGTTTCTTCATCAATACTTGTGGTATAATNAAACGTTTCTGCGGTTTCTTCATCAATAAGGAGGTTAACCTTCATATTTTTAATGTTTCTCAGTGTTAATTTCCCGAAATCATCATACAAAACATATAGTTCTTTGGTGTTCATTACAGTTATATCCAAAGCGTTTTGGATAATATCGAAGAGGGTTTCGTTATCTTCTGTTCTGGATATTCTATAACCTGTGTTTTCCAACGTTCCTGTTTTCAACAAAAAATCATCGGCTATCATCTTTACAACTTCATCTGCACGTTTGTTTTGGTATTGATATGTCCATTTATTTTTGAGGTATCGGAGTTGGTCATAAGCTGTCACACTAATTATTCCATCTTTATTCCGTTTCTTCGTAAAAACAAATCCATGAAAAACACCTTTATCATTTATCCGTAAAGTTATTTGATTTCCCTCAGTAAAGTTAATTACATCGTCTTTAATCACATTAAAAGTTAACTTCCCCGGTACACCTTTTCTCTCAGTCGACCAAACTACACCATCTCCTACAACCGGTTCGTATATTGTATTACCGTTTTGAATTAGTAATTGCATCATAACAATCACCTAAACCGGAATAGTTAGTACTTGACCGGGATAGACTTTGTTTGGATCTTTAATTTTACTTTTGTTAGCATTGTAAATTTTCTTCCACTGACTACCGTCTCCGTAGAATTTTTTAGCTATTTTCCACAATGAATCTCCTCTTTGCACTGCATAAGTTTTTGGTGTTTTTTTTGGCGCTGGTGACGTTGGAGATGGCCTGGGTGTTTCAACAGTAGCAGTTGTTTNACTTGTAAAATTAACTNTTTTCGTCCCATAATCCCGGTATTCTTTTAATTTGACTGATATCATCAAATCAAACCCATATTCTGAGCTTTCTTTGACTGTATAATCTTCAAGTGACACTTTTTTTTCAGTATCAAATAACAATGTTCCATCTGGGAGGGTTCGAATAACCTTAAAATAAAAGGGTTCCCTATTTACTTTTAATCGCTCTAATTCATCTAAATAATAGGAAGCTCTTTGTAAATTATTATCAACAAACGGATATCCAGCAACTTGCGGAATCAAAAATTCGAAATCAAATTCACTCAACCCAGCTTGTTTTAAAATATTTATTTCCGTGTCATTAATTAAATCTACAGTCTTATTTCGGTTATTAATTTTTAAATCTAACTTAGAGGGAGCAACCGGAAGTAATATTTCTCCTAAATAAAATTTATACATTACAGATGTACCCCCTCAGCCACCATTTGTAAAGCCTCAGTAACACCATCGGTCAAATAATCAATAACACCGTCTAAATCCACAGCNGAATTAACGTTGTTGGTAATTCCACCCATATCCACTTTAATTTCAGCTAACGTAAATCTGTTTATGGCTTCACGTTCAGCCAATTCACGAAGATGTTTTAAATCTTCTAATGTTAATTCGAGAGATTTTTTGATGTCTTTGGTGTTTTGAGCAATATTCGACACATCATTAAATAGAAAATCATAATTCCAACCTTGTTGTTCTTTTTTCGTTGCCGCTTCCGCTTGCAACTTTTTAATTTCGGCTTCTCTCTGAGCAGCTGCAGTTTTTGCATCCGCCCACATTTGATTCAATCTAGCGTCCCTTTTGCTAATACCAGCTTCAATTTGACTTCGATAATTCGCAAGCTCAGCTTCCCTCGCTTGTCTGGCGACTTCTTCTTCTAATTTTGCTGTAGTTCCAAAGGTTACCTGTTGAACAGTATCAATACTAACACCAGGTATTCTATTTAATAAAGTAATAAATTCATTAATAAGCCCGATTGCNCCATTGATCATGTTTTGAAGAATCATTAAAACGTTACTCTTCATATTACCTATAAAGTTCGCAATCGCTATACTTGCAGTTTTAATTCCAAGACCCAATCTATCCCATAAATTCAAAATCCAATATACACCAGTAAAAAATCCAATTTTTACTGCGTCCCATGCTTTTAAAATATTGTGCATACAGATTTTCCAAGCTATTTGGAGACCGCCCACTGATTGGACCCATCTATAAATAAAGAAGATAAGTATTCCAATAAGCGCTACAACCAACATTATAGGATTCGCCATTAATACCATATTTAAATGTTGTTGAGCTAAAGCTAAATTACCTGTAGCAAATGCCGCCGCCATCATTACAAGATGATAAAAACCAGCGGCTATTCCTGCCGTTCCCATTGCGGCTGCTTTTAATCCTGTCCATAATACTGCGGCTTTTGTGGCTATCACATATGCACCAACAGCACCAGCTAAAGCCCAAAAAACTGGTTCAATTTTTGACCAGTTATCATATATCCATTGAGCGCCTCTTCCTATTGCTTGAAGCACTGGGTTAAAAACTTCCAATAACATATTTCCCATTATATTCATAACTTGACCAAAAGTCATAGGTATATCATTAAATCGTTCATTAACTTCATCAGCCGATCTAAATACAGCCGCTTTAATTACATCGGCGGTGAGGCGCCCTTCTCTCGCCCAGTCTTTTAGTGTTCCTTTTGCTTTTACAACATTTATCATGTAATCTTCGATATGTTTTGCCAACAGTGGAGCATTTTCAATAATACTCCGAAATTCATCGCCCTGTAATCTGCCGGACCCCATCGCTTGAGTTAACTGATACATAGCCATAGCCGNTTCTCTACTTGAAGCCCCCGCAACAATGAAATTTTTATTCAATAATTCCGTAAAAGCAATGATTTCATCGGTAGAACCAAAAGCTTTTTCAGCTATTATTCCTAATTTTGCAACGCTTGAAGATATATCCAAAAACGAAGCTCTTGCTCTGTTTGCGGCGGTCATGATTTTTGCTTCTAATTTATCTACAGAACCACCATCNTCAACGAGTAATTCCAATCTCGCTCTCGTTAAAGTTAATTGGTCTGTTAAATCAATAATTTTTCTTGCTGATTGTATACTGATGTATGTTTTGATTAAATTTCCCAGTTTCTTTTCAAGATTACTGGCGGCTGAAGCCCCTCGATTAAGAGATTCATTAAACCTGTTCTGCTGTTCTTCGTTTTGTCTTATATTTTCTTCCATCTGAACAATTGAAGCGTTAGCTGCATTTATCTGTTCTTTAGCATAATTAAAAGTTGCTGTATCAAACGTACCACTAGCGGCTCGGTCAAGTGCATGAAAGGCATTTATAGTTGCACTAAGAGCGTTACTTATATTTTGAAGCGGTCCAGTTACCACATCATATAACTGTATTCGTGTGCTAATACTTGCCATCATCTCACCTGCCTTTCATATAAAAAAAA